TCCACGGCGTCCGCGTCTATTCCTCCATCAATCTTCCCGTGAAGACCGAAACCGTGGAGTCCACGAAGACGAAGACCACCACCTGTCACGGTGTCGCCATGATCGAAGGCGCGATCGCCCAGCCGGCGGTCATTTACCCCTACAAGGAGCCGGAGAAGATCCCCCTGTCCAACGACTACGGCGTGTCCATGTTCTTCGACTACGGCACGAAGGCCCTGACCCCCGACCTGATCTTCACCTACTCCACCAGCGTCACTTCCACCTGATCGGCGTGACGCCTGTTTGAAAGGAGGAACGGAACGTGAAGTTCAAGCACATTAGAACCGGCGCGATCCTGGAACCCCATAGCGACTTCGTTCTGGAACAGTTCCAGAAGTCCCCTGACCTGATCCCCTTCGACGATCCGGAGCCTGTCGCCGCCCCTGGCGGCGGTGACAAGCCCCTGTCGAAGTTCACGAAGGACGAACTTCTGGAAATGGCCCAGGAAGCCGGAATCACGGTCCCTGACGGCGCGAAGAAGGCGGAGATCGTCGACCTGATCGAAGCCCTGAAGCAGAACTGACGGGGCCGCCGAAAGGTGGTCTATCATGCTGAAAGAAATCCTTGCTTCCCTGGAAGGCCTGACCGACCTTGAAAGGGCCGAAGTCCTTCGGACGCTTATGTCCGGACAGACGGTCCTTCAGAAGGTCAAGGTCCTTCTGGGGATCACCACGGAGGACCAGGACGACGTTCTGGAATATGTGATCCAGACCGTTCAGGCCCTGGTCCTTCGCTATATCAACTGGGACGAACTTCCCCTGGAACTGGAAAACGTCCTGGCTGTCATGTGCGTCAGCTACTACAAGGCCGCCGGACTGGGAACCACCGCGGCGGCGCCTGGGGCCGTGTCTTCCGTGAAGCGCGGCGACGTCCAGACGTCCTTCGCGGTCGGTTCCGGTTCTTCCGGATCGGCCGGCACCTTCAACCTGGGAAACGACAACGGGGACTTCTTCGGCTGGAAGACAGTCCTGAACGAATACCGGAAGTTAAGGTGGTGACGGAATGGCCTTCGGAAGCCCCGCGGCGGAGCGCACCGCAATCGAAAGCACCTATGAAGACACCGCCACCGTCTACCGGACAGCACCAAAAAGGGGCGCGAACGGCCTGTCCGCAAGCGTCCCCGACGTGGTGTATTCTGGTATCATTTGCGCGCTGTCGTATTCAGGTACAAACAGCAGTATGCAGACAAACGCACAACAGAACATCGACCACGACGCCGTCGTTTTCACCGGTCCGGACCTGAAGGTCCTTCCTGGCGACACGATCGTCGTGAAGCGGTTCGGCCGCGACGACCCTTCCAGCACCCAGGAAGTGACGTTCGAAGTGATCGGCCGCCCGTCGGTGTATGCCACCCACCAGGAAATCAAAGTAAAGGACGGTGATCTGTCGTGACCTTGAACGACTTCCTGGAAGCGATTGCGAAGAAGCTGATCGCCAGGTGGCCCGTCCGTCACGTCTTCGTCAACCGGATTCCGGCCGAAGCTGACGGGAACTTCTATGTCCGCGTGATCGAAACCACCCAGGAACAGAAGCTGGACCGCCGCCGCGTCAGGACGACGCGGTTCGAAGTCTGCTATCTTCAGGCGGACAGGGACAACCTGTCCTTCAATACCTGGTTGGAAGCTATGCTGGACGACTTCGAAACCCTTTCCGTCTTCGAGAAGACCGAGGGCGGGAAGGACGTTTTCCGGTCGCTTCGGCTGACGAACATCGCGGCAAACCAGGACGGCGACGAACGGTTCTTTTCCTTCCGCTTCGACGCCAGACTGAACTTCGTGATCACGCCCGACGTGATCCCGTCCATGTATTATCTGGATCAGAACAACACGATCAAATCGGAGGTCTGACAAATGGCCCAGAAGAAAAAGACCGTCGCCGTCGACCAGGAAGCGCCGGTCTTCACAAAGGAACAACTGGTCAAATCTAAAACCCTGGGTGTCCACAGGGACGCCGTCGCGGCGATCCTGAAGGACGGCCAGACCTACACACGGGAAGAAGCGGTCCGCCTTGTGACCGACTTCCTTGAAAGGAGCGTGTAACTATGCCTATTGGTGGAGGTTCTTTCACCGTACAGAACAAGGTCCTTCCTGGCGCTTACATCAACTTCGTGAGCATGGGAACGAACGCCAAAATGGGGGAACGCGGCGTCGCGGCCCTTCCCCTGGAACTGAACTGGGGACCTGAAGGCCAGGTCTTCAAGCTGGACGCCGCAGACTTCAACGCGACCAGCCTGAAGGTTTTCGGCTACGATCCCACCGACGCGAATATCCTTCTGGTCCGCGAAGCCATGAAGCGCGCGAAGACCCTTCTGATCTACCGCGTGAACGGCGGCGGCACGAAGGCCAGCGGCACGGTCGGCGGAATGACCGTTACCGCGAAGTATGGCGGCACCCGCGGAAACGCGATCAAGGTCGCCGTGATCACAAACGTCGACGACGCGACGAAAATGGACGTCGTGACCTATCTTGACGATATGGTCATGGACAGCCAGACCGTCGCGAAGTCCGGCGGCGCCGCTTCCCTGGTCGCGAACGACTTCGTCACCTTCGGCACCGCCGCCACCCTGGCGGCCGCCACCGCGACCGCCCTGACCGGCGGCACGAACGCCACGGTCAACGCCGCGAAGCACACCGCCGCCCTGACCGCCTTCGAAGTGGAAACCTTCAACGTAATCGGCTACCCTGGCACCGTGGAGGACATCAAGTCCCTGTACGCGGCCTTCGTCAAGCGCCTTCGCGACGACGAAGGGAAGAAGATCGTCGGCGTCCTGTATGGCTACGACGGCGACAACATGGGCCTGATCAACGTGAAGAACGGCGTCGTCCTGACCAACGGGACCACCATCACCGGCGACAAGGCCGTCGCCTGGGTGACTGGCGCTTCCGCCGGCGCGGAAGTGAACGAGTCCCTGACGAACACCGCCTACGACGACGCCGTGGACGTCGACATCAAATACACGAAGTCCCAGTTCGAAGCCGCGATCAAGGCCGGCGAGTTCGTATTCTATGCCGACTACGGGAAGGCCCGTGTCCTGACGGACATCAACAGCCTGACCACCATCGGCCAGAATATGTCTTCCGACTGGGTGTCGAACCGCGTCGTCCGCGTCATGGACGGCTGGGCGAACGACGTCGCCCGTATCTTCGGCGAGTCCTATATCGGCCTGGTAACGAACAGCGACACCGGCCGCCAGCTTTTCAAGGCTGACCTGGTGTCCCTGGCCCTTCAGTACCAGTCCATCGACGCGATCAGCAACTTCAAGTCCGACGACATCACCGTTCAGCAGGGCGACGGCAAACGCGACGTCGCGGTCGACTGCGCCCTTCAGCCGAACGACAGCATGGAAAAGCTGTATATGACCGTCGTCGTGAACTGACGAAAGGAGTGACCCAGAATGAAGACTTTGAACGCACCTGATACCATTTCCGGCAAGGCCGGCCGTGCCTACGCGAAGATCAACGGCAACAACGAAGAACTGTTCTTCGCGAAGACCATCGAAGCCACCGTCGAGAAGAGCAAGTCCGAAGTGAAGGCGATCGGGAAGCGCATGACGGGCCATAAGACCACCGGCGCCAACGGGACCGGCTCCATGACCCTTTACTACATGACGCCCCTGTTCCGCGAACTGATCCGCCAGTGGAAGGAAACCGGCGTGGACGTCTACTTCGACATGGTCGTCGAGAACGACGACGAAGAATCCGCCGCCGGCAAACAGACGACCCTTCTGATCGGCTGTAACCTGGATTCCGTGATCCTGGCGAAGCTGGACGGCGACAGCGACGACGCCCTGGACGAAGACGCGGACTTCACCTTTGAGGACTTCGACATTCTGAAGGCCTTCAATAAGATTTAACCACCACCATTCAGAAGGAGGACTTACAAATGGGTAAACTTCAGGAATTTCTTATGCAGAGCGAAGAGCGCGCACAGGTGACGGCGGAAGTCGCGATCAGCGGCTTCCCCGTCCCCTTCACCGTCAAGTCGATCACAGAGGGCGAAAACAAGGCCCTTCGGAAGACCTGTCAGAAGGTGAACTTCGACAAGAAGACCCACCAGAAGACCACGGAAACCGATATGGACCTTTACAATAACCGCCTGGTGATCGCCTGTTGCGTGGACCCGAACTTCAAGGACGCCGACCTTCAGGCGAAGTATGGCGTCATGGGCGCCGAAGCCCTGATCGACGTCCTTCTGAAGCCTGGACAGTTCGTCGACCTTCTTCTGGCCGTCCAGGAAATTAACGGTTTTACCGCCGACGTGAACGACCTTCGCGAAGAAGCAAAAAACTAATCACCGGTGGAGAGCGTGAGGAGGACGCGGACGGCGAAGCCGTCTATGCACACTACGCCCTTCACCGGCTGAAAATCCTCCCTGGCGCGCTGATGGCCCTTCCCCTTCAGGAACGGGCCTTCATTTATGCTTCCATCGACCTTCAGGTCGAAAACGAGAAGAAGCAAGCCAAACGGAGAGATAGGAAAGGCAAGAAGTAAATCGAATTATCCGGAAAGTCATATCAGGGTATAAAAATTTCCTTTGTCCTTGATATGGTCTTTCCGGATAGTCTTGCTTTTACATAATTCCGAAAGAGCGCCTTGAACCTGATCATGTGTGAAAAACTGAAGCTGTTTGAATATATCTTTGGCTTGGACAGCGCCATTCCCGCGAAGAAAATCTATAACTTCTTCGCACACATCTTTAGAAGACGCCCCTTCGCGATACTTCCCCTGTAAGTAAACGGTGTTTCTTGCACGCACAATGCGCGGATCATTTCCCCAAGTGTCCGTAAAATAGGCCACGCCGCCAGGGCCATTGGACCCGCAAAAATCTTTTATTTTCCACCACATATCAATGAACGCCTTGTATTGCGACGCGATAAACAGTTCCGACAGCGTATTTTCATATTCTTCCAGTAACTCAAAGTTCTCTTCTGAAAAATCGTCCTTCAGAAGGTCAATATCTTTCACCATTTTGAATCCCCCTTTCAAGATAGCCTGATTATAGCATGAGGGGGGACAAAATAAAATTCAATTTGCTTCAAAGGGGGCGATAAAATGGCAATATCTACGGAAATAACCCTTCGCGACAGTATGTCGGCGAAGCTGGAAGCAATAACAAAGCGCGTCGAACGTGTCAACGCTGTTCTGTCCAAAACGGACACCATTTCCGATCAAGTCGGTATGGGGGCCGCTTATGACGCGGCCGCTGACAGCATAAGCCGCGCAGATGCACAAATGAATAACTTTAATCAGCACCAGGACGAAGCCGCCAACAAAGCGGAAATGGTCCAGTCCAAGTTTGAAAGACTGGTCAATACCGTGAAGAACCTTGCTATCGTGCGGTTTGCGTCACAATTCGGAAAACAGATTCTTGATCTTGCCGATACAATGACGGCGACACGGGCAAGGCTGGACCTGATGAACGACGGCCTTCAGACGACCGAAGAACTTCAGTCGATGATTATGGCGTCTGCAAATCGTTCTCGTGCGGCATACCAGACAACCGCTGACGCTGTTTCAAAAATGGGAATTATGGCGAAGGACGCCTTCGGAAGCAACGATGAACTGATTAAATTTACAGAGCTGATCAACAAACAGTTCACGATTGCTGGGACGTCTGCCGCCGGCGTCGATGCGGCCATGTTGCAACTGACACAGGCTATGGCGTCCGGCGTACTCCGCGGCGAAGAATTGAACAGCGTATTTGAACAGGCGCCGACAATCATTCAGACGATTGCGGACTATCTTGACGTACCTATCGGCCAAATTCGCGCTATGGCTCAGGAAGGCCAGATCACGTCAACCGTCGTAAAAAATGCAATGCTTGCTTCGGCCGACGAAATCAATGCAAGGTTTGAATCTATGCCTATGACCTTTTCCCAGGTCTGGACCATAGCAAAGAATGTCGCCCTAAACGCTTTTGAACCGGTCATTCAGACTATCGGCGCCGGTGCAAACTGGATTTATGAAAACTGGTCAAAAATATCACCTGTTTTCTATGGCCTTGCGGCCGCGGCGGCGGCCTATGCCGTTGCGCTTGGTATACAGACAACTGCGACGTGGATTGCAAACGGGGCCGCGAAAGAATTTTTTATGACGCTTCTGACAAACCCGCTTTTCTGGATTGCGCTTGCTGTTGGCGTTGTCGTCGCGGCGCTTTACAAAATGATTCAGGCGGTCGGCGGAGTAAAGAACGCGTGGGAAATTTGCAAAGCCGCCCTTCTGGTGGCGTGGGCCGCCTTGAAGGTGTCCTTTTTTGCGACGTATAACTGGATTGCGAACCTGGTCGATAAGCTGAAGCTGTGTTGGCAAAAAGCCGGAGTTGCCATAGCTGATTACATGGGGGATATGAAGGTCAATGTCTTAACGGTCCTTCAGAACATGATCAACGGAGCCATTTCCATCATAAACGACTTTATAGGGCTTTTGAACAAAATCCCAGGCGTAAATATTGACCTTATCGAACAGGTGACATTTGCCACAACTGCGGCGGCCGAAAACGAAGCCGCCAAACAGTCCCGCGCAAATTCCCTAAATCAATATGAAGCGGATATAAGAGAAGCCCAGGCGGAACGGGAAGCCACATATTCCGCCGCAAGACAGGAATTAGCCGACGCCACTTCGAAGTTGTCAAAAACCTACGCAAACGCGAGAAGCCAGGCCGCACAGTCTAATTCTGACGCCGCAGTCAGTTGGAACGCTGACGGTTCGGTAGACGTCGGCAATGTGGACAGCGTCGGTTCCGTCGGCAAGATCGACAGCGACGTCAATATCGCCGACGAAGACCTGAAGTTCCTTCGCGACGTGGCCGAAATGCGCTATGTCCAGAACTTCGTCACCCTGACCCCGACTGTCGCGATGGACGCCCAGATCAGCGAACGCGTGGACCTGGACGACGTCGTCAGCGCGATCGAACGGAAGCTGGAAGGTGAGTTCATCGCCGCCGCGGAAGGAGTGTATAACTAATGAGCCGATACAGAATGACCCTGATCGCGGGGGGACGGGAAATCAACATTCCCGTCCTTCCCGCTTCCCTGAAGGTGTCTTCCCCTGGCAAAAACGAACGGACGACCGTCCTTGAACTGGGCGAAGTCCTGATCCTTCGGAAGAAGGGGCTTCGGACCATCGAATGGGACAGCTTCTTCCCGAAGTCCAGCGCGCCCTATACCACGGGCCAGGTCCGGAACCCGACCGCCATTATTCAGGCGATCCAGTCCGCCAGGGACAGCCGGACGCCCCTTCGCTTCCTGATCACCGGAACGGACCTGGACATGAACGTCAAAATGGGCGTGGAATCCTTCGAATACGAAGAGCGGTCCGGAGAACTGGGCGACTTCTACTATTCGATCAAGCTGTATGAATGGCGGGACTATTCCGCGAAGCGGATCAGCCTTCCCACCCAGAAGTCGGAACCGGCAAAGGCCCAGGAACCGACCAGGGCCGGCCAGCCGGCCAGCAAACCGAAAACCTACACCGTGAAGTCTGGGGATTGCCTGTGGAACATCGCGAAGGCGCTGTATGGCAACGGGGCGGACTACACGAAAATCTATAACGCCAACAAGGGGACGATCGGGAAGAATCCGAACCTGATCTACCCTGGACAGACGTTCACGATCCCCTGATATGGCAATCACGATTCTTTACCAGAACAACGTGACCGGCGCCGCGCATGACGTGACGACGCTGATCACGGCGGCAAAGTGGACGACGAAAAGGTCCGGTTCCCCCGCTTCCCTGACCGTGACCGCGATCGCCGACGACGCCGTTGTGTGGAACCCTGGCGGGATTCTGGTCCTGAAGAACGGTTCCACGGGCCTTTTCTATGGCTACGTCGTGAAGATCAGCCAGAACGAAAAGGACCAGGTCCAGATCACGGCCTATGATCAAACCTGGTATCTGAAGAAAAACAAGGAAACCTATGTCTTCACCGGCAAGCGCGCCGACCAGATCGTGAAGCAGATCGCCGAAGACTTCAAACTGAAGACCGGCACCCTGACGAACACCGGCTACGCGATCCCCTCCATGATCGAAGACGGCCAGACGCTTTTCGACATCGCCCTGAAGGCGATCGACCTGACCCTTATCAACACGGGGAAAATGTTCGTCCTGTGGGACGACTTCGGTTCCCTGACGATCACCGACGTCGAAACGGCGAAGTTGGACCTGTTCGTGGGGGACTGGAGCCTTGCGACCGGCTTCACCTACGACCAGGACATAGACTCCGACACCTACAACAAAATCAAACTGGTCAAGGACAATAAGACCACCGGAAAACGCGACGTCTATATCTACCAGGATTCCAAAAACATGACCCTGTGGGGAATCCTTCAGGACTATGAAACGGTCGACGAAAGCATGAACGAAGCCCAGATCAAAGAGCGGGGCGCGAAAATGCTGGAACTTTACAACCGGCCGTCGCGGTCCTTCAGCCTGAACGCGATCGCGGACCTGTCCGTCCGTGCCGGCCGCGTCCTGTATATCGGGATCGGCGCCGTGGGCGTGAAGTCCTTCTTCCTGATTGAGGAAGCCACGCATGACCTGTTGAAGGAAACAATGACCCTGAAATTAAAGGTGGTGTGACATGGGCCTTTTAGACACGATGAAGAAAGTCGCGGAGAACACCAACGCCGCCGGCGCGCCGACGGCCTGGTTCTTCGGGAAGGTGACGAAGACGTCGCCCCTGACGATCCGCGTGGATAACCGCTTCGACATATCCGGCGAAGCGATCGTCGTTCCGAAGGAACTTCAGGCCGGCTACTATCCCACGCACTACCACACCGGCATGAAAGGCGGCCCTTCCACCGAAGAGAAGGGCGGCGGGAGCGGTGAAGCGGCCTTCGCTTCCCATTCCCACGTCCTGAAGAGTACCTATCAAACCAACACCGACAAAACGTCGGAATATTACTATGGACTGGCCGTCGGCGACAAAGTGATCCTTCTTCGGAACCAGGGCGGACAGGCCTTTCTTGTCTTGGGGAGGGTGTGACCTATGATTCCAAACGCGACCACCGTGAAGATCGGCGAAGACCTGGAAGTCCAGACCGCCGCCGAAGCACCTTCGCGGACCTACAAGATCGACTTCGACGCCGGCCGTGTCGGCGGCTACTGCGACGAAACGGAAGCCATGAAGCAAGCGATCTATAAAATCCTTCAGACGGAGCGGTTCGCCTACCTGATTTATTCCTGGAACTACGGAATCGAACTGGACGCAGTCGTCGGAAAAAGTTATCAAGTGTTTGCAAGCGAAATCAAGCGCGTTATCACGGAAGCCCTTCTGGCGGACAGCCGGATCACCGACGTCACCGACTTCGAAGTCACCCAGATCGACAAACGGACGGCGACCGTGAAGTTCACCGCCGAAACCGTCTTCGGCGAAATCCCTATCGAAAGCGAGGTCGGCGACAATGCTGTATGAGAACATGACCTTTGAAAACATCATGGACCGGTGCCTTTCCCGCGTGGCCGCGTCCATCGACAAGCGGGAAGGATCGGTCGTATATGACGCGATCGCGCCGGCGGCCGCCGAACTGGCGATCATGTACATCGAACTTGCCTATCTTCTGGACCGCGCTTTCCCCGACACGGAGGAAGGCGACGACCTGACCCTGAAGTGTCAGGAACGAAGCGTCTTCAGGACGCCGGCCACGGCCGCGGTCCGAAAGGGCTACTTCGAGGACGGGGACGGCGGGGCGATGGACGTCCCGATCGGTTCCCGCTATTCCGGCGACTCCCTGAACTACGTCGTGACGGAGAAGATCGCCACCGGCCAGTTCAAACTTCTTTGTGAAACAGCCGGCGCCGCCGGCAATCAGTACCAGGGGAACCTTTTCCCGATCGACTATGTCGAAGGCCTGGGCGCGGCGCGTCTGGCCGACATTCTGATCAACGGCGAAGACGAAGAGAGCGACGCCGACCTTCTGGCCCGATATAAGGAAAGCCTGGAATCCCAGGCATACGGCGGCAATATCGCCGACTATCGGTCGAAGGTCGAACTGCTTCAGGGCGTGGGCGCCGTGAAGGTGATCCCCGTCTGGAATGGCGGCGGGACCGTGAAGATCGTCTTCGTGGACAGCGACTGGGGCGTTCCGTCTTCGACCCTGGTCGACACCGTTCAGACCGCCGTTGACCCCACCCAGAACCAGGGCGAAGGCGTCGGGATCGCACCGATCGGCCACGTCGTCACCGTCGCCGGCGTCACCGGAACGGCGATCAATGTGTCCTTCAAGCTGACCTTCGCCACCGGCTACACCTGGGAAACCGTGAAGACAGACGTCACGAAGGCGGTCAAGGACTACTTCGTGTCCCTGGCGAAGGACTGGGCGAACCAGTCAGGGATCACCGTCCGCGTGTCCCAGGTGGAAACGAAGGTCCTGTCTGTGGACGGCGTGATCGACATAACCGGAACGACGATCAATGGCGGAACCCAGAATATCGTTCTGGCGTCCGACGCGATCCCCGTCATGGGAGGGATCACGAATGAAACTTAAAGACTACTGGCCGCAGTGCCTTCAGGACCTGGTCGAGTTCCAGCAGATCGCCAACGCCGAACAGCCGGAGTTCGAAACGGCCCTGGACGACGTCAGGACGGCCGCTGACGACTTTTTCCTGGCGACCCTGTCCGAATATGGGTGTCAGCGGTGGGAATCGATCATGGGCCTTCACGCGGCCGACGGTGACACCCTGGAAGCGCGCCGCGAACGAATCCTGATCAAGTACCTGGATCAGCTTCCCTATACTTACAGGACCCTTCTGAAGTACCTGAAGACCATAACGGACGACTTCACCGTCACCCTGGACGAAAACGCCTATGACCTGTTCATTCGAATCCGCCTGGAAGGCTATTCCCAGCGGGACGCCCTGATCGCCACCCTGGGCCAGATGATCCCCGCGAACCTGGTCCTTCGGCTGAAGGCGGACATTCCCCAGACGGACGAACCGGCCCAGACGGCGGCCTGTTCCGCTATGGTCACGATGAACCGGCACGTCTACACGCCGGCCACATAAGGAGGAAAACCACATGGCAAGATTTAAGTCTATCGTCACGGACGCCGGATCGGCGGCCCTGACGGCCCTGATTGCGGCTGGAAAGCCGCTGACCCTGACCCGTGCGGCGGCTGGAAGCGGCGTCGCCACCGTCAGCCCGAACACCCTGACGGACCTTGTGACGCCGGCGGACGTTTCCGTGAGCCTGGGCGAAAAGGACCTGGTCGAGGGCGACCCCGCGATCATGCGAATCCCCGTCCAGGTGACGAACGAAGCCCTGGACGCCCCTGTCTGGATCAGGGAAGTCGCCGTCTACGGGAATACCATCGACAACACGGAAGTCATGTTCTGCTATGGTTGGCTGGACGGCGACGACAGCGACAACGTCCTTCCGGCGACGTCCTTCGAAGACGACGCCGACACCGTCCATATCCACGACCTGGCGGTCTTCGTGACGAACCAGGAAGCCGCGTCCGTGTCCGTTCAGGTCGTTCCTGGTTCCTACGTCACCCGCGCGCAAATGACCGCCTACGCGGCGCCCCTGGTCCATACCCAGGGCGCGGACACCATCAACGAAACCACCGGAGAGAACACGGAACAGGTCCAGCGCCGCCAGGATAGCGACATCGAAGCGATCAAGGAGCAGTTGAACACCGGCTTCACCGGAACCACCGTGACCCACACCTTCGCCCCCGCACAGCTTACCTACTGGAAAGGCTACGACGGGACCGGAGTTCCCGAAGGGATTCTGGACCAGACGCGGAACCGTCTGTATTTATGACCAGGATCGCCGCCACGCCGTCGGAAACCTCTTGCCTTATATCGAACCTGTTCACGGAACTTCGGCCCGTGTGCGGCTTCTGCGAGGGCGACAGCGTGGTTCTATGCGGCATTACCTACGACGGGACGGAAGAAGCCGTGGTCCTTCGGGACTACGGCTTCGACTTTACCGGCGACGCCGCTGTGATCGAGAATATCCGAAATCGAAGGTGTATCAATGGGATCGCAAAAGAACTATCAGCGAAGCCAGCCCAGCAAGGGCGAAAGCCCACTTCACATACTGCCCGTCGCGGACAAGATGATCCACTTCACCCTGACGATCACGGACAACGCAACGCGTTTTCCGAAGAAGATTAGGTTTTCCGTGACGAACAAAATCCAGGGACACGCCCTGGCAATCTATGACGACCTGGTCGAAGCGAATGAAATCTTTCCCATTATGGACGACCAGGACAAGGCCGACCGCCTGAAACTTCAGCGCGCCGCGCTGACGGAGTGCAAAAAGCTATTGCACATGATCCAGCTATCGAAGGACCGTGGCTATATCGACAGCGGGACCTTCGACTATTGGACGAAGTTGACGGTCGACGTGAAATGTATGACCGCCAGATGGTACGACGCCGAACGGAAGACGGGGATTCCCGTTGAACCCGCCGGCCCGATCCCTGAAGGCTGATCATAACCCATTAGGGAACGATCTGTCACCCCGAACGCCGGCAACGCGAACAACGCGCGCAATGTCAACACGGACGGCAGTCTGAACAACAACAACGCGTACAACGGCAACAACGGCGTCCGGCCGGATTTGGTGGAAAACGGGACTGATTAGGGCGGAAAGCCTGAAAACAGAGTATCACCAACAAAGGAGATCGTTTCCTTCCGAAGGGCCGCGACAGTCCCTTCGGTAAATACATGATTGACGACGAAAGGCCTTCAACAGCGACGGCCGGACTATCAGCGTCAAGGAGGATCATTCTTTATGAAAGATCAGGGAGCGCCCACCCATGACTTCGCGTCCGTTACGGACTTCAACAATCTATATCAATCGTTTACAGAAGCGCGCAAAGGGAAACGGTGGAAGTATTCCGTGTGCAAGTATGAAGCGAATGTCCTGGAAAACCTTCTGTTTATTCAGGTTATGCTTCAGCGGCACAAATACCGCCTGTCCCCGTATAACTGCTTCTATGTGCATGAACCGAAGGAACGGCTGATCATGTATAACAGCTTCCGCGACAAGATCGTTCAGCACTGTTTATGTGAACAGGTCCTTGAACCGCTTCTTTCAAAGACGTTCATTTATGACAATTACGCGAGTCAGAAGGGCAAAGGGACCCACTTCGGCCTTGACCGGCTGAAGTCGTTCATGGCGGCCTACTACCGCAAGAACGGCGCCGGCGGCTGGGTGCTGAAGTGCGACGTCCGCAAGTATTTCTATCGGATCAATCACGACGTTCTGAAAAGCCAGCTTCGCCGGCTGATCAAGGACCGCGACGTCCTGTGGCTTCTGGACATGATCGTCGACTCCACGGACGGGCCAGGTATTCCGATCGGGAACCACACTTCACAATGGTTCGCGATCCTCTACCTGTCCGACATGGATCACATGATCAAGGAACGTCTGGGAATCAAGTATTATGGCCGATATATGGACGACTTCTATTTGATACACGAAGACAGGGCCTATTTGCAGTTCTGCCTGGAAGAAATCCGCCGGTTCCTGGTCCCGTTGGGCCTGGAACTGAACCAGAAAACGGCCATATTCCCGTTATCCCAGGGAATCGACTTCCTGGGCTTTCGGACCTACCTGACGGACACCGGAAAGGTGGTCCGGAAGGTACGCCGTGAGAGCAAGAACCGGATCAGACGGAAGATCAAGAAGTTCCGCCACCTGGTAGACGAAGGCCGTGTCGACTTCGACACGGTCCTTCAGTCTTATAATTCCTGGACCGGCCACGCAGACCACGGAAACAGTTATCACCTGATCAGCGAGATCGACGACCTGTTCTTCAACCTGTTCAGGAAAGAAATGGAGGGAAATTTCTATGGCGAAATCTCTATCCGCTTTGCCCGTTGGAAGCGTCGTCAAGTCGGCGAACACAAAGTACAACGGACAGGCGATCAGGTGGATCGTCGGCACACAGGACACGTCCCAGGGCCGAACGGGCCTTGTGACGGAAAAGATGATCACCCTGAAATCCTTCGACGCGAAGGAGTCGGGCAACAGCAACAGCGACCGAAAAAACTATGGTAACAACCGCTATTCTGTTTCCAACATCGACCAGTGGCTGAACAGCGCGGCCGCGTCCTGGTATTCGGCCCAGCACAGCGCCGACGCCCCGCCCACGTCCGGCAACGTGTGGAACGGTTATAACCCCTATGACACGGAAGCCGGCTTCCTGGCGAACTTCGAAGCCGACTTCCGGAACGCGATCCTTAATTCCACGATCCGCGTCGCGAAGAACACCGTCACCGACGGCGGCGGTTATGAAGACATTGTTCGGAAGGTCTTTCTGCTTTCGAACACAAACGTCGGCCTTTCCAACGAAAACAGCGTGGCCGAAGGGACCCTGTGGTCCTACTTCAATTCCACGGCGCGCCGCCAGTGCTACCCCACGGCGGAAGCTGTCAGCAAGTCCACCTATACCAGTTCCAGCCTGTCCGCTTCTCAATACTGGTGGTGGTGGCTTAGAACCCCGAACGCCGGCGACGCGAACAGCGCGCGCACTGTCTACACGGACGGCAGTCTGAACCACAGCATCGCGTCCAACGGCCGCATCGGCGTCCGGCCGGCTTTGTATTTGGCATCTTCGAATCTGGTATCCGATACAACCGACACAGACGGCGCTTATATCCTTCTGTGGAACCAGCCGCCAACGACCCCTTCTTCCATTACTTACGGCACCCCCCAGGCGGGGCAGAAGCTGACCCTGTCGACCGGCGGATCGACCGATCCGGAGGGCGACGCCATTTCCTACGTCTGGGAACGGAAGGTGGATTCCGGCGTCTGGACCCAGATCGGGATCACCAGCGCGAAGACGATCCAGGACACGGTCCCGACCAGCGGAACGACCTATTACGCGCGCGTGAAAGCGGTGGACGCAGTCGGAAATGAATCGGCGTACTGCACCGGTTCCGGTAAGTCCATTTCCTACAACACCCCGCCCGTGATCAGCGGTTCCGACCAGAACATGGGCGCAAAGACCGACCCCTTCAGCTACAAATACACCGTTACCGACGCCCAGTCCGCGACGCAGACCCTGACCGTGACGGAAACCCTGACCAACGGAACGGAAACGATCACCCTTCGCACCTACACCGCCACCGCCGGCACCCAGAACACGGCGGACCTGTCTTCCGTCTGGATCAGGCTGATCGCTGGGACCCACGTTCTGAAGATCACCGCTTCCGACGGCAACGGTGGAACGGCCGTCCGCAATATCACCTTCAGCCGTACCGTCACCAGGATCGCCGCGGCGCGCGCCTTCAACACCGACGCGAAAGTCACGAAGGTTTTCGTTTCCCTGTACCCGTCCGACCGTCCGGCCGGTTCTACGCTCCACCTGGAAGTGACGAACAACCCGTTCGACACGTCCCCCGTCTGGGAAGACATCACGGAGAAGGCGAACCGTCTGGTCCATACCTTCACGAACAGCACCGTCGCCAACGGCTACGGCCTGGGCTACCGGTTCTATATGCTGAAGGGGACGGAGGAAATCGAAATCACCCAGGCGACGATCCGGTTCGCCTAATGGAAGGAGGGAAAACCCATGTCTTTCAACCCGAACGACTGCGAAACCGTCAGCATGAAGGAAGCCCAGGAACAGGAAAAGAACAACCCTGTCACCCAGGTCGCGGCGGCGACGTCTATCGTCTTCGTCACCCTGGCCGAAGCCGGCCAGATCGACGACACCACCGCAGTCGAAAACGCCACCCAGTTCGCCGAATGGTCCTATCCTGTGAAGTACACGGAAGGGCAGATCAGGCGGGACCCCGCTGACGGGAACCTGTACCGCGTCAACAAGGGCCAGGGACACACGTCACAAGCGGACTGGCCCCCGCGCCTGACCCCCGCCATGTGGACAAAAATCGGCGACCCTTCGGAAGAATGGCCCGAATGGTCCCAGCCCGTCGGCGCGCACGACGCCTATGACGCCGGCGCGAATGTGTCCCATAACGGGAAGCACTGGACGTCCGACGTCGCGTCGAACGTCTGGGAACCTGGCGTCTACGGTTGGACGGAGGTGACGGCATGACCGAAGGGATCATCATCGCCGTTCTTTCTATGGTCGGCACGT